ATTCTCAGCAAGTCATTCATTATCTTATCTATAGCTTCATTTCCAGTAAGACCCTCAGCTCCTTCTGACACAAGAATTGTTATATGATCTATAAACAAATACTTACAACCTCTAAGAGCCATGTACTCTAGTTGGTCTACTACTCCGTCGTTCATTGATCCTGCATGATCGAGGACTAACACCTTATCTTGTCCAAAGATTTTATCGAAACCAGGCTTAAGTTCTGCCATTGACACATCACTAAAGGAAGGGTTTCTGTTAATAGCCATACCAGATATCTTCTTTGCTGTCTCGGCTGGTGACTCTTCTAGCGATATAATACCTATCATTTCTTTAGTATTAGAAACAATATCTAACATAACTTCTCTTAACATAGTACTCTTACCAGCACCTGTACCTGAAGTCCACAGTGTTATTTCACCTAGTCTCATGCCTTTGATTTTATCGTTTAAGCCTGAGAAACAAGAAGGATAAGGCAATGACTCAATTCTATCGTAGTCCTCCATTGCTTTCCATAGGTCATTACTACTCAGAATAAACTGAGGGTTATAGACCTGAGCATTCCAAATGTCTTCCATTACTTGTTTACGACCTAACTTTGTATACTCTTCACTAGCATCTTTCTTTAAAGAGTTAACTACTTTAACTTTATCATAGCCAATAATAGAAGCGAGCTTATCTAAAGCGTTCTTTCCCGCAGCATCTTGGTCAACAAACAACACGACTTCCTCGAATGATCTTATCCACTCTCTTTGTTCTATTACTGCTTTTAAGTTACTAGAACTAGCGATTGATACTGTAGGATAAATTGTATTATACTGTTGCTTAGAACATTCAGCTACCGCAAGAGTATCTTCTTCTCCTTCGGTTATAACTAAACGCTTACCTCCAGGGGCAAAAGCGTGTTGACCGAATAGTTCGTTACCTAGTTTACCTATGGTTCTAAAAGATTTAGGTAGTTCTCTTACCTTGTAGCCTACTCTTTCTTTACCTTCAAAGTAAGAATAATAAACTTTGTCAGGGTAGCCTTGTTGATTTACACTAAACACCACTTTAAATCGTTCACAGACTTCTTTAGATATTTTACGGTTATTAGTAGTACCGTAAGGGTACTCTTCAGGTAGACTTATATCGTTATTTATTACTACTTTCATAGTTTCTCTCCTTTCAATTTTATGTAAGTATCCACAAGCCATGCATTTATTAGGTGCATCATCATCATACACTGCAACTGCATCACTTGAACCGCACTTACTACACGGTTCGTGCCTTAAAAACTTAGCCATGTCTCTCTCCTTTAGCTAGTTAAACAATTAAATACCTATCATCAGGCTTTCTTCTTAAATAAACCAAGTCAGTTGTAAGTTGTAATTCTTCTTCCCAACCTTTACCGTATTGGTCTTTCCAAGCTTTGCAAACTTTTTTTCTAAGATCAGCGCCACGCCCTTTCAACAAAGCTTCAGCGCCCTTAGGCCCAACTCCCGGCAGTCCTTTTATATTATCAGAGGAATCTCCCATTAAGAGTTGTTTGTGAAGATTATAGTTTGCTTCTTCTTCATCAACTGTTATATACTTCCATTTAGTATTATTAAAGTGTGTCCCAGGCACTTGTAACATATCTTTATCAATAGAAACTATTATACCTGGCTCTTCAGTATTCCAAATAGCTAATAGGTCATCAGCTTCTTGTCCTTCTGCTTCTATTGCTTCCATTTCTTCTACAAGATATTGATAAGCCATATTAAATAATTTTATTTTTTCAGGGTCTGTTTCTTGTTTTCTATTTAGTTTGTATTGAGGGAATAAATTCTTTCTAAAGTTATTACTACCTCTTACTGCTAGCTTACCGTTTACAGGTTGTATCTCATTTATAATATCGTCTATTAGAGTTAGAGTTTTCTTTTTAAATCCTGCTTCGTTATTGTTCCAAAGACATCTATGAACTATTAGATCTCCGTCTATATAAATATTCATGTGTATTTCCTCGCTGCAGAATTATAACTACTTTTTTAAAGTAGTGCAACCTTTATTTTAGTGTACCTCTAAATAATTATTTCCTGTTTTAATATCTCCCGCCTCCATGATTGTAACACCATACTTTTTAGGGGCTTCTTTAAAACAGTATGCTATAATTTCAGTAGCTTTTTCTACGTTGTCAGGCTTTATCTCCCACGTACATTCATCGTGATAAAATAATAATTGTTTAGCATCCAGGCATTCTTCTTTAAACATCTCATTTATTTTTACTATAGTTGCTTTCATTAGTATAGCTTCAGACCCTTGAATTAAATAATTAAATGATTTATATGCTTCGGGCGTATAGATTCTTCTTCCATCTAAACCTTTAATATAACCTCTTTCAGCAGACCGCTGTACTCTTTCTGTTAAGGTAGCCAGCTGAGGCCACCGTGCTAGAAACTTTTCTTTAGCTGCGGAACCTTGTTTAGATTCCACTCCAAGTATTCTTCCTAGCTTTCCTCCTCCTGCTCCAAAGGCCCAGGCAAAGAAGAAAGGTTTAGCTAGATCTCTACTGCAACCTATTGCATCAGCATTCTTTTGATGAATATCTCCGCCTAATATTTCATTTGTAAACTCTTGGTCTTTAACAAAGTGAGCCATAATTCTAGCCTGATAACTCGCTCCATCAGCACTGATTAATGTTCTATCTTCTGGACATACAAGTAACTCTCTTATTTCTGCACCGTACTTTGCCTTAGGGCTTGGTATGTTTGCTATAGCTTTGTGAGTCTGTCTACCGCTTGCTGCTCCAAGATCAATAACATCTCCGTATAGTCTTTCGTTTTGAATACACTCGCGCCATCCTTCTAGTACACTCTTACGTGCCCTAAGAGTAAAGTACATATCTATTTTTTCTCCTATATTTCCTAGTGCTTTAAGAGATTTAGTAGTTAACTTAGGAGATACTTTAGTAAACTCTCCGTTTACTTTCTTCCAGTTCCAATCGTTTGGCTCCCATCCTATACTATAAAGAAATGTTTTAAGATGTTCTTGATTACCTAACCTTGCTTCTACTATTTGTTTACGTTGAAAGGTTTCTCCTGGGGCTATCGGAGGCTTTTCTTTAAGAGCATCAGAGGTATCTATATATTCTCCTCGTTCTTCCGATAACATTCTTGCTGTTGCAACTGTAAAATGACCATTCTTTGTGTACCGTGGTGTCTTAGGTTCTTTGTCTATGAGCACCTCCATAGTACCTAGTTGTGGTTCCACTTCTCCTTCTATTTCATTAATCTCTATTCCTATTTTTGTAATAAGATTTTCCATAGCCTCTTGATTTATTCTCCAACCGTTTATAACTTGTTTATTAGACCAGTAAGATAAGCTATGTTCCAATTTAATAGCATCAAGGTATTGTACTAACTTAGTTTCGCTTTCTCGTGATATACTTCTAATCTCTTTAAGTAATACGTCATAAACTTTTTTAGTAACAGCGACGTCCTGCTCACAGTAAGTCAACATCGACTTAGAATACTTATCAAACTCTTTAAAGTCTAATTTATTTTCTTTTAAAAATATACCCCAGGCTTTTAAAGAATGTCTCCCGTACGTAGTTTTACGCGGAAACCAATTTAATCTACTAATAATTAATGTATCAAATACTTTATCAAGAGAAAATTCCCATCCTAAAAGTTTACTTATTACAGGTAAATCATAGCGTAGTAGATTATGTCCTATTAATTTTTCTGCTGCTAGAAGAGGAGCGTGAGCTTCATTTAAGTTTTCTATACTAGGGTCGTGATCACTGTAAGATATTATCTCTCCTGTCATAACATCCATTGTAGATATTACAAATATCTCTGTTGCTTCGTCGTACAAACCATTGGCCTCGATATCAATGACTAACTTCATTCTCGATTACCTTTCTTTTATTACGTTGTAGTATTCTTTAGGTATATACCTAATCATTTCGATTGAGTTATTATAAAAATTTCTTTCTCCTTTACTGTTAACACTCACTAGTACATCTAACTTGTGTTGAAGATTAGCTTCCCCGTATTTAAGGCCTCCTTTTGTTTTATATTCTTGTAAACAAAAGAAAGAAAAATTATCTGTGCTCATTACTTCCATATCTTCTTTTACTGTAGTAGAAGAACCTTTATAAACTTTCCAATTAGATTGTTTACCATAGTTCTTATGTCTTTTCTTTCCCTCTATTTTATATTGTTTAATTCCTATGTAATACTTTTTTGTGTTGTTATTACAAATTAAATAAAGAAAACCAAAGTTATCTTGATAGTTCATTGGAAAAGGAGAAGCCCAGTGGCCCTGCTCTTTAAAGATAATATAAGTATCTTTTAATTTAACCACTGGATCTTCCCAAGGAACGCTGGGTGGTTTATCTTCTGGCTTAGGCTTCGGAGGCTTAGCCGGAGGAGGTTTAGTTTCTTTTGTTCCACCCATAATATTCTCCTTTAGTTCATTGTTATAGGATAACTACTAATAGCAGCCTGAATACAATCATTTAGTTTTTTCTTTACTGTAGAGTCAATTGTAAAACCTTTATCGTTGATCTGTAAAGTATTATCAGCCCTAGCTGCTGATAGAAATTTATAAGTCATTATAACCATAGCATATCTAACTTCAAGGTTTAGATCTCTAACCTCCTCCCCGTACTCTTCATTAAAGTAGAATACGGTAAGGAGAGCTAGTTCATCTATGTCCTCGATTCTTTTTGTATGTATATCGATGACATCGCCCATACTAAAAGTCTTCAGAATCAGAAGCGCCTGTATACTCTTTGTAGTCTGTGACTTTTACTTCTAATAACATAGAAGATTTGCCTTTCCTACCAGCAACAGAATAACTATAACAGAATAGTTTAACATGGCCTCTAGAACCATTACCTAATTTTAATACTGTTTCGTCTGTCATTTTCTGTCCTTCACTATCAAGCACTTTAGGAGGGTCTCTTCTTACTCCCTTAGAACTCATAACCGTTCGTTTAAGGTTTGTAGCTTTCATGCCTTCAAAGTCTCTTAACTTAGCTCCTACGTCTTCAAGCTTTCTAATAGTCTCTTCGTCTTTAGTAGCGACCATTAGTTCCCACTGTTCAGTACCAAAAGGACTCTTAGGATTTAAGAGTGATGGGTAGTAGATGTCTAAGTTTTTTATTACAACTGTGCTAGGCTTCTCTTGTGATGAATCAGTCATTTATTTCTCCTTTTTATTTTT